GGTTAAGGCTGAAAAAAGTGAAGACATAGCATGTATTAAAGAATACTATGGGCTATCGACATCTAAAGCACAAGAAGCCCTCCGTCTACTTAGTGAAGAACAACTCCAACAAATAAAAGAAAAACTGGAGAGATAATATGGTAGATTTAACGACCTTTGTAGAGGTGACTTTAAAAGAACAGGATGATTTTCTAAAGGTAAAAGAGACATTGACCAGAATTGGTGTCTCTTCTCGAAAAGAGAAAACTCTGTATCAGTCTTGCCACATCTTGCACAAGAAAGGGCAATATTATGTGGTACATTTTAAAGAACTATTTGCTCTAGATGGTAAAGATTCTAATATCACTAGTGGTGATATTGAACGTCGTAATGCTATTGCTGGTTTACTTCAGGATTGGGATCTTTTAAAGATTGTAAATACTGGTAAGGCAGAGCAGAAAGCATCTCTAAGCCAGATTAAAGTGGTTGCTTTTAAAGAAAAGAACCAATGGAATTTAGTGGCTAAGTATAATATTGGTAAAAAAGTTCGCCCAGTAGAACAAATCTGATATAAATAGTTTTGTCCCATCGGGATGGGAAGACCGTGATGGTGGTGATAACGGTATATAAAACCACTCCTATTTTGTCCCACCTTGGGATCGTCTTCCGCTTGCGATTAAGTAGCGGACGCAAAGTATAAGCGATACTAATACCGTGCAATTGAACTGCTCTACGATAATGAGTCCAGTATAAAGTAAGCTGGAAACTCTATGCCTTCGGGGTGGAGAACTTTTTTAACTCGCTGAAAAGGAGAACAATATGTTATCAGCAATCAACACATCAATTGACACTATCGTGTCTGCAAAGCAACAATTCGTTAAGACTTTTGTTACTAACGAGGCAGTTGCAAAACCTCTCAATACTTACATCGATGCTCAACAAGCATTCGCTAAGACTGTTGCTAAGTCAACTGTAGACTTTTTCACTACTGTTGGTCTAGCTGCATATTCTTTCGATGCTAAAAAAGCATTCGCAACTAAGTAAGGAGATTCACATGGTCAGTAAATTTTTACCTGATGCTATGCTACACCCACAATTCAAGGACTTCGAAAAGTTCTTTGTAGGGTTCGATGATCAATTCACTCGTATGGCAAAGTTCCATGAGGATTTGACAAAAAACATTCCTAACTATCCACCATACAACATCAAGAAAAATGATGATAACCACTACACCATTGAGATCGCTGTTGCTGGCTTTGGTCAACAAGACATCGATATCGAGATGGCTGATGGTAAGTTAATTGTTCGTGGTAATGTTAAGAGTGAAGAAGAGCAAGATAACTTCTTGTTCAAAGGAATCGCTAATCGTGCCTTCACTCGTTCATTTGTTTTGAATGACGAAGTAGTAGTGAACGATGCCGAGATGCTCAATGGTATGTTGAAGATCTTCTTGGAACGTCTGATTCCAGAACAAAAGAAACCAAAGAAAATCGCTATTAAATCCAAAGGTGAAAGAAAACTATTAACCGAAGGAGAAAAAGATGCGATTACTCAAACTTTGTAAGGAACTATTCATCGGACTAGGCAATGGTATCCAAGCATTCAAGACTTACAAAAAAGGTAAGGTAAAATGAATAACTGGGTACCAATGACTGACGATGATTGGGATTGGGTTAATGGCAAAGTGCCACCTAATCCTGACAACAAAAATAAGTGAGAATACTATGTCTTTAACATTAAAAAATCTTGAGAGTGCATTGGCTGGCGAATCAATGGCACATATTAAGTATCGCTACTTTGCCAAGATCGCTCGTGAGGAAGGGTTCGAAGATGTTGCAAAACACTTTGAGCATACTGCCGATCAAGAGATCAAACAGGCATGGGGACACCTAGAATTGCTAATCGGTAAACCTTCCACTAAGGAATGTCTTGAGAAAGCAATCGAAGGTGAGACTTATGAGTTTACTGTAATGTATCCAGAGTTTGAAGCAGTTGCTAAGAACGAAGGTAATGAATCAGCAGTTCGTGAAGCACAAGAACAAATTGCTGAATCAAAAGAACATGCAGAACAATTCCAAAAAGTTTTAGAGAAAGCCGAGAAGCGATTCAAAGCACTCAAAGGAGTTGAAGAACGTCATGCTAATGCCTATAAACAAGTATTGGAGAACCTATAATGAAACAATATTATCGTTGCGT